GTACAAAATTATCTGGACCGAAGGCACCTTCAATAGTTGCATCGATCATATCTTGTACGTCTCTCATAGTTAGGTCGAGATCCTCAAACGGATGTGCTAAGTGCCCATATGCTCCACCTTCTAACAATAATGGCTGACTATCATTAGTCAGCCATTGTTCAAATAACAGTATATGTCTCATTTGGTATTTTTATTGTTTTCCGCTTGACAATGCACCGATCATTGCACCGTAATCGTCTTTGTATTTTTTCTTAAGATCAGCGATAACTTTATTTGCAACTTTCTCATCGAAATCATCTGGATGAGCTTTCATCAAGACAGCATTTGCATATTCTTCAAAATCAGCGTCAGTTTTAATATCAGCTTCTTTTAGCATTGCTTCAGATACAACGACAGTTCCTTGAATATCTGAATCATCTGTTGAATCTTCAGGCTTAATTACAATCTCTTGGTGTTTAGTAACTAATTCTCCATCGTCATCGAGTTCTTTAGTTATACTTAATGGATTAGCACGTGCTTCGATATCTTCTGCTGCATCCTCTTTAAGTTTAGCGGCTTTTTCTTCATCCTCAATAGATGCAAATTCGCTATTGTCTTTTCCGTCTGCAACTGGTAGTGCATCGTCTTCTTCTTCTTCATCATCACGATAGCTAATGTTCTTATTAACTGTTTCTTCGCTTTCTTTAATGAATTCTTCAAATGACATAATCCGTGATCTTGGAATTACCGTTGCATCGCTCGTATCTTCTGGACTATCTGGAACTTTCCCAGCTACTTCTTGATCAGTAGTGACTAATTCTTCGCCTTCTTCATCGGCAACTTTTTCAGGTTCCCCTTTAACTTTAACTTCGTCTTCAATGTCTTCAGCTGCATCTTCGGCAACTTCTACATCATTATCTCCACCTACTACTCCGTCCTCTTCTTTTTCGCCAGCTTTATTAGCAAGTGATTTCTCTTCTCCTTTTTTCTTCAGATTAGCTTCGATGTCTTCAACAGCGTCTTCACTTACATCAGCATGTTTAGGTAGTTCTTTGAATAAAGCTTCAAGTTTAATCAATATAGCTTTTTCTTTCTTAATTTCTTCTAAACTACCAAACCCTAATTTCTTAACAATTTCGAGAATGTCTGCTCCCCTACTTTTAGATTCGTTTATAGTTTCAGAGAACTTCTTAATTCTTCTTTCCATGTTTTTCTTTATTTGATTTATATATCTATAGTTTTACTCTTAAAATTTGACGGTCTGAACATCATACTTAAATTGTTCCTCCTCGTAGATCTTCCTTCGTTCAGCTCCATGCTTATACATATAGTTTTTCCAATTCAAATCTTCTCCAGTATATCGGAAATCATCTATAAAGTCGTAGATTTTAACCAATTCCTTAGAGTGATGTTTTCTTAGACCTCTACCAATTGACTGTCTAATGATAACTTCACTCTTGAAGCTTTCAGTAAAAAAAATGTTATGGATGTTCTTAATAGAAATTCCAGTACTAAAAGTTCCATAGCTTGCTACGATGATCACATCATCATTCTGCTCCATCCTTGCTTTGAACTCTTCCCTCATATCACCACTAACACTACCATCTACATAATAGACCTTCTTATCAGTAATGTTTCGTAATTGTCTATATAGTGCTTCACCATAATCTATCTTATGAAATAACACCAACGAATTTGAATGTGACTTATTGATTACTTTCGTAACGAAGTTAAGTCGCTTTTCGTTTTGGTTAATAAAGTTCTTTTCAAGTGTAAATAACTCTCTTCGTTGTTTTGGGTTCTTAGATAAGAATGCGAATGCTTCTTTCTGCTCATCTGAAGCATAGTCCATTGTAATCTGTAAAACCTTACAGTTTGCAATATGACCTTCATCTTGAAGATGTTTTGCTTTTACTTGGGTTACTAAGGGACCCATAGCAGACATTAATGCTAGTCGGTCAACAGTTCCTTTCTTTGGAATGGTTCCACTTAAACCAAAGCGATAATCACAATGCCAGCATTTATCCATTATAGTTTGAATTGACTTGCTTTTCGCTTTGTGGGTTTCGTCGACTAATACTGCATCAAATTGTGAGAAGTATTCTTCATCATAGTTTACCAGTGATTGATAAGTACCTACAACAATATTACTACTCTTACGAATCTCAGCACCCGAATAGATCTGCTGAGTTTTTATGCTTAATTTACCAGCGTTATATTGTTCAAAGTCACCTGTTGCCTGAATCACAAGACTTACATTTGGTACGATCATTAATATTTTCTTCTTACCTAAAACTTCCATAAGATAGCCTATGACCATAAATGAAATTAATGTCTTTCCTGCAGAAGTTGCTAATTCAGCTAAACATCTTTTGTATTTTAGTATTTTGAATGCAGCATCGATCTGATAATCTCTCGGAGTGATTTCTCGTCCTTCGAAGAATTTTAATGCCCAAGCTTCAAACTCATCTACTTTGATAGTGTCATTGAAAATACGAGTAATTCCAACCATTGTTAATTGGAAATCATATTCCTTACATATATCGGCTACTTCTTTCCATAGGCCAGCTGGGATGAGGTTTTTCTTAACAAATGAGATCTTGCCATCCCACACACCACGCTTCACAAGTGGATTAAACCTCCAGCCATCGATGCGTTTAGTTAAACTTGCTTTGAGTTGGTCATATTCTAACTCTGTACAAGAAGTAATAACTAAGAATTTGTTATTTTCACTTAATGTTAATTGCATTAATATGCTATTTTATTTTAATGTCCCAATTCTTTACTTTATTGAAATATTTATCTAAGTGTTCTAGAGATAAATTAATAATCTGACTCACTCAGAGTAATTCGATTTCGTATAGCAAAGGCCATATTGTCTAATGTCTTTACACAGTCTTGATAAAATTCAAGATGAGCACCAAGTAGCTTTATTTGAAATTTAAGTGAAGCCATATCAGCTTGGATGAATGAAATCTTTTCTTCCTTAGTTAATTTCATATCGTAATCTAAACTGTAATATCTGTATTTCGTTTTATGATATGAATCCCAGAATGCACTTCGTTTATAAATAGTAGCTTTTAATTCTACCATCAAGTCAATTACAATCTGCCGGTAAGATAGCATATCAATTTGCACTTCAGTAAGATTGCGAACTTCTTTAGTCCTATAGGCCAGACTTTTTATTTTTTCTGTCCAGGACTTTCGGTTCCCAACCAACTTCTTTTCCAATATAACATTCTTAGCACGAGTGTCAAGATCATTATATTCGGTATTCTTTATCTTTGTACTTTCAAAAAGTAGAGCTCCGTCCTGGTCTTCCATGTTTAGATCGTTTTATTGGTCGCTTGACCTTAGGTTGAAATTTCTTCTTAGGTGGACTGAATGTCATCTTAGGTACCTCGGGTATAATATCTAATTGAGAAACCCAAGTTAGAAGGTATCTGATGTTACGGTTTTCATTATCGACATCGTCGTAAAAATCTTCAAGTTCATCAGCCACTATACTTTCAGTTATTTTCATAGGTACACTATATCCAGATTCGTAGTTGTAAAATAAGAATCTAAATTGTCAAGGCAACCCTTTCTATATTTATATTCATACTTCACTAAATCGTTTAAGTCTTTGATAGATTTACTTGATATGTTATAATCTTCTAATAGCTTTTTCCACATAAAGACACTCTGTCCAATCTGTGCTTTCTCTATCATTTTTCGTTTACCAGCAATATCATTATCGAAGAAGTATCGAACATGTGGAATATCATCAAACTCTGAAATCTTTTTCTTAACTCCAGTAATACCTAAAGAGTTGCGCATAAACATTGCATCTATAGGTCCTTCAAATACAGTGAAGGTTCTTGACATATCTACCTCAAGTATACCAAAGATCATTGAGATTTTATTTAAGCTATTAAGATGATCCTCAGGAAGATCAATTTTAAGTTTTAGCCTTTCGTATATTCTCTCTATGTTGTAAGTTCTATACTTAGGACCTATGCCATCTAATGATCTAACTTGAAATCCAATAATCTTACCGCTTGGAGAGAAATTATAAATGTAAAGATCTTTCTTTCGTGGATCGTATGCAAACTTATTTGCCTTCTGGTGCAAAAGTCTACTCTTAAGATATGGATATACTCGGTGTGTCTGTTCGTTAATTGGATATGCATTAAAAGCAATACCAATTTGTTCGTATGTTAAACCGTACTTATCAATTTCATCAAAAAGATAAAAATCTAAGGTTTCTTGTAACTGTATTTTAAAACGATGATCTTTAATGTAGTTAATTACATTTACTCGTTCTTCTCCCTCGAAGTTTTTATCGAAATGCTCTAAGAAGTAATCTACAGTTTCATGGACATTGCAGTTATAGCAATGGTAATAAAGATCATTCCAATAAATGTTACCTCGTTTCTTTCGTTCGTCATCTGCAGAATCTCCACAATATGGACAAGCAAAGTTTAAACGATCTTTACTATCTTCAGTCCTTCTTTTCTCACCGACTGGGTGTGATATGTAAAGGATCCCAGTCACCTTATCGATGATCTGGGATCTCATATTTACATCAAGCTTTACAGCTTCTTCAACCATTTCTTATAGGTCTAATCCATCAAGAAAGTCATCTAATTTTTCATCAGCGTCTACTGGCGCTTCTGCAGTTGCAGTTTCTGTCTGTGCTGCCACAGTTTCAGTTGCTTTTGTTGCTGCTGCTTCGGTCTTCATATTACCGCTTGGCTTTGTGCTCATAGTTTTCTGTGTTATAGCTGCTATTGAACTTCCAGGCGATGCGAACATTGAAAGAACGCCATGTACACGATTTGCTTGGTCAGTAGTCCAAGGTGTATAATCCCAACTATCTAATTTTGGAGCAGCATTCAAGTAAGCAAGAATTGCTGTTCTGCTTTCAGAACTATCAGATACAGCTTCACCTTCAAGAATCATTGGACTAGTTTTACCCATGAACTTACAAGAGTCATAATTTGGATAACCACCTTTCTTAGAGATGTTAAGTTCAAAGTTCTTACCATCAAACGGATCAAATACTTGTACTGGTTCATCGAACTTAGGATTTAACTCATCGTCAATCTTAAGCTTAATCTTATATCCAAATTTGAATATTTTAAGTTGACCTTCAAGTGCTGGATTTTGCTTGTCAGTTACGATTTGAACTAACGCGTAATATACTTCTTTACGTTTCAATTCTTCAGACATTTTATTGTCTACAGCTGAATCACTGTTACGAAGTCTGAAGAACATGTCTTGAATAATACACTTGTCACCAATAGTTGACGGAGAGTCAACGTAGAAACCCTTTCCATCAGAGTCAGTTAACCAATAAACATACTTGCGTATGAATGGTTTTCTTGGATTAGATGGGTTTGGTAGGAATCTAATCTGAGAACTATAAGTTCCATCAGATCCTTGTTCTGCTTTAGGTGCATATAGATCGCTACCACCTTTTTTTTCGTCTCCAGTGTCGAGATCACTTACTCCAACACTAAAAATATCGAATTCTTTTTCATTTGCCATTTTTACTTGCCTTATTTTGTTTTACTTATTAATTTACATAAGCTCCACAATACTTGTCTCTTAGCTGCCTAGAATTTCTGCCAATTAACTTGCCTCGTTTTGCCTAATTTGAAAGGGCCTACCTTCCACTAGTTATATATTGATACTCTTGGTTTGTTTTAACTTATAATAACATCTAATGCTATTATACCGCTAATTATCTTCTCTTCAACCAAAATATATTCAACATCGTTATAGTTAAGAACTTGAGCTCCCGACCAGTGATATGCAACTTTCATCCCAAGTTTAAATCTATCTGTACATTTAGTACCTATAGAGACGATCGTTCCAGCATAAGGTGGGATATTACCACTATCAGTGCTTGGTGTGACTAGATATATTGAACCTACCTTCTCAGGGGCCTTATCTTTAAGAATGAGAATCTTTTTTCCTATTATTGTGATCATAATGAAACAAGTTGTGAAATCTGCGGTATAATGTTTACTAGATGTTACGAAGGAAAAGAGTCTAGTTATTTCTAGTTATTGATTTTTGGTAAACAAAGATCTTACAATTATATAACTATCTATAAGTCTTTTAAGATTCATTCTTTTCCTTATGATTATTAGACATCATTATTCTTAATGTAGTTTACTTAATCATTACTATTCAGTTTAGCCTCTAAACATTTTACAATAAAATAGCTATCTACAATGTCATCTACTGGTTTACTTATCTTCTTAGGATCATAAGTCTTATCCTGAATCCACTGCCAAAACGGATTCTGTTCTAAGATAGGATCTTTTAAGACATTACTTTTAAAAGCATTTACCATATACAGCTTATCACAATTGCCTTTCCCTGCCAGTTTCTTTACTGCAGATGGTTGAAAAATGTAAAATGATCTCAGCCCGTAAGAAGAGATTAATTTCTGTCTTAAATAAGTATTGTACATTATCATATCGATAAAGCTGTTACCTTTAGATCCGTATGAAAATCCTTCTATGGCAAAATCGCTTATGTCGTACTTATCTTTTAAAGTCGTATCTATTAGAGTTGCAATATCTGAAGCGTCTTTCTGCTTATTTAATTCCTTCTCTCGGAAATCATCGTTTGCAACGTCACGCTTGTACATTACTCCAGTGATTCTATTAGTACTCATTAATTCGTCATGAATTAAAAATGCTTTCTTGATAGGACTCTTGAATGAATCTTTAGGGTAATTGAAAAATGAAATGAATTCGTAAGCCCCGTCTACAAAGATACATGCTGCTGGACTATTAAGAGAAAAATCTATACCGACTAATGCCAATGTTGTTATTCTTTAAATATTATTACCAAGTACCAAATTCTTTATGCCAGTATAAAGCAGAGAATGGATCTTTAGCGTGTTTTGAATTACGTCCACCCATTCTACTCCAGAAATTATCCTGTCTATCTTTATCTTTATGCTGTGTAAAGTCTTCCATGTTAGAATCTCCACCATGAACCACTTTATATTTGTCTCCTTTCTTAGCCAAAACCATCCACTTTTTAGCTTTGTCGGACGATTTCCGCTTTACACCAACTTTAGTAAAGCCTTTCTTACGATAGCGTTCTGGTATTTCTGATTCTTTTAAGAATTCTGAAAAATTCATTAGGCTTATTCTTTAAGTTTTGCTATCAATTGAATTGTATAGAATTTAGCATCTTGCCAATCATCATTAGCATCTTCCCATTCTTCATATTCTTCACTATCCTCATCATAGTCTTCGTTATCTTCTACCATTTCATAATCTTCTAGAGTATTTACTGCTCTTTCGATATTATCACCAATTTCGGTAAGTGCTTTAGGATTTTTAGAGTTTGCTGATAGTTCATCTACTACGCCTTGAACATTATCAAAGTCAAAATCATCAGCACCTTGAGTTTCAAGATCTGCTAATAGATTAAACAATGTTTCTGCCGATGTACCTTTCTTAGGCTTCCAGTTAGCATATTTCTTTACATAATTTGCTGCCTCATTAACAGAATCAAGATTTTCTGCCATTGAACGCATGAGCAGCTCGGGATATCTAACAGAATCTTCGACAATACTTTGAACATGGTAGTAGTACGTATTATTTAATTCCTCTTCATATTGTTCAGGATAGAGTGGAAAACCTTGTTGCGTTCGTTGCTTCTTAGTTGTTTCGATTCCCTTCCACTTCTTTTGAAGTATTACGGCTCCCGCTCCAGTTAGTGGATATGCATTCTTACGTTGAAGATGCTCGTTCTTTTTGTACCACGCCTTCTGCTTCTTAGCGAGTCGCGCAGTAAATTTTCCGTGCCTTGCAAGAGTAAGCAGGTCAAAGAGATATTCTTGAACTGTACCCTTTTGAGGAGTCCAGCCAGCATATTCTTTATTCCACGACCCTGGCTCAACTCCAGTTCGAGTTTGCTCGTTTAGAAATTGTGAAAATGTTGAAATGTGTTTCATAATAATTTGTTTTGTTTTTTGTATATATCTAAGACTCTATAGTTTTTTTCCAAGTGCTGAGCCTAAAGCAGCACCTACTAATCTACTCGTAAGAAGGTCATAAATCACACCCTTCTCAATACCTAATACTTTCGCAATTAATTTACCGATAGTTTTACCTAAAGCAAAACCAGTTAGTCCACCAAATATAGATCCAAATAAACCTTCGTTAATTACTTCTTGCATTGCTGCTTCCAAGTCTTGACCATTAGCATTTGCAGTTAATAGCTTTTCAACGACTAAATCAATAGCTACATCTTGATCTTCTGTAAGTTCAACAGATTCTTGAAGTGCTCTTTGAAATAATACATCTTCATCAGTCTCTAATAAGTATTCTTTGTAGGTCTTCATGTATTATATATCAACTATGCTTTATAGCCGTATTTTATTTCGAGAATGTTATACTTAAAGTTAAGATCAAACGTATTAAACTCAACTGTATTATTACTAAAGTTAAGGTCTAAGCCACTGATTCCTATGAATAACATTTCCTTCATTTGAACATTTACAAATACATTACCTTCTCCGTCAAATAATTGTATTCCTGCACCTTCTGGGATCCAGGGCTTATCTCCACCAAGTCCATAATAATACTCAAAAAGTTCAAGTGCCATCCAGTAGTTAAAAAATCCATCAAAAGATTGCATAGTTACTGTAAGATCTTTTTGGTATAGTCGTTGAGTAGGTTCAGAAGATCTAAAGCTTCTTTCGTATCCTGGCGCATCTAATTGAGACACTGGATCAAACGATGGTCCTGGTAAGTTCAACGATTGTATGCCATAATTGAAAGCATCTATAGGCTCCTTAATCATACTACCTGGCATCTTATTAAGTACAGGTTTGTACTTATCTACAATCGACTGTGGAATAAAGTTCCTTGGAAAATCGAATTTGAAGTGATCATTTTTTGAACTTAAAAACATTATATCATTGTTCTTTGAAGTGCAGCAGCTGCTACTACAACTGTTGCTTTATCTGTCTTACCTTTAACCTTACCTTGAACAACAGCAGTCTGCCCAGCTTTATTCTGAGCATCTTGTGCTAATTTCTGAGCACTTCGTGCAGCAATTTGAAGTGCTTCGATAGTACTATCTTGGCCTTCGTTCTCTGTAGTAAGTTCAGTTATAGTGTTTGACATTTGTTGATTTGAAGCTTTTAATGCAGAGATAGTAATATTTTGATCTGCAACTTGTTGAGCTAAATCATTTCTCTCTATTTTAAGTGCTGCTGTTTCTACTTTTAATTTAGCAACTTCCTCACTATATTTTAGTGTTAAGTCTTCTATTTGCGATGTAAGAGTTTTCCTAGCATCATCTGTAAGAGATAGAAATTTCCCAGTGTATAAAACAGTTTCATCTGAAGTATCACCTTCAGGGCTTACGTCTTGAGTTGATATGTAAAAGTTATCGTTATTTAATTTGAGTATCTTCTTGCTATCCTCAGCACTTATTCTGAATATGACTTGGCCTTGAGATAAATCTAAATCCTTTACGTTAGTATAGTACGCAATTCGTACCTCATCTTTTTCCCCAATAAATGATATGTAAACATTACCAACATTAGAAAGATCAATCGGTGTATCTTCACCACTCGTATCTTCGTATAATGTAAAAATGAAATAATCATCAAATGGACTTATTCGTATTGAACCATCACCTTGTGGTAGTGGTTGTTCATTAACTGACGTAGCTTTAAACTCTTTATAAGTTTCAGCTTTCTGTCTGTCAAGTGATATGTTAGTTTCAATACTTGCCATTATGTATCAGTTATTGTTTTTACTGTAGCTGGTGAGATAGCTGCTTTAATATTCATCCTATCCCTAAATGCTGTAATGTATCGTGTTCTTACAACTAGTTTTTCTGCTTGCTTATCTGAACCTTCTCCTTGATTAGATGAAGAATCAGTTATTACTATTCGTCGACCATCGTCAGGTTCAAGTTGATTGTAAACCTTAGCAACAGTTGGCACAGTGCCAAGATTTATCTTCATTAACTTTCTTCCGTATTTCTTTACATCGAAACTCGATAGTCTTGCTTTTTTTATAATCTGAGTACTATCTTGACGATTAAAAAGTCGAAGTGTATAATCTATTACGAAACTTATAGCAGTTGCACTATGTGTAATGATAGGTCTAAAATCTATAGACTCGTCAAAGTGTCCAGTCTGTGTAAATACTTGATTGCTCGTTGGAACAAAGTTAGTACCAATTTGTTCAGTTACAGTAATTTCATGGAATACTACATACGGTCCACTATGGGTGAGGAGTGGTTGAATAAAGTTCTCAAATGTAGATCCTAATACTTGTCCTGATAATTGAAAGTAATCTCCGTCAGGTGCTTGGATAACCTCAGCGTATAAATTATCGTAAATATCTCTATTGAGAATAGTTGCAGAATTTATTTCTTCTAGGTCATAATAACTATAGCTGTTATTGACTGTCGTTTCAGTTATCCCAGTTGCTCTTATCGTAATGACTGGAGTACTAATAAAACCACCAGCTCCAGCCAATCTAAATCCAAGTGTATTCGGATCTGTACTATCAAATGCATTATTCATATAGAACAGCGCTGGCACTTTAAATTCAATATATGTACTGTATAGCTTGCTTGCTAAGAGGAACGGTTCAGCAACAAGTAAAGGTGTATCAGTTCTTAAATAATTGATAGATGCTAGATTAAGCTCAACATTATCACTTCTATTAGTTAGAATTTCAAATATCAACCCATCATAATTATCAAAGCTATAACCAGCAGTAAAGTAAACTCTTACTGTGTCGTATTCAACAGGAAGCTGTGGTGAGAAGGTTTGGACTAATTGTGGAGTGTTAGTTAGCTGTGGATCGAAATCATTATACGGAACACCGAAGCTACTATTAAGACTTACTGACTGTGTCTTATTAACAACTATGTTTGCTACAGATCTATCTCTGTAGTTTCTCATTGTATTCTGAACACTTGCAGCATTCCAAAGATAAGAACCGCCAGTATGACCATCTCTCATTATCTCAATTGGAAAAGTAGTAGTATTATAAGTAGCTGGGTTAGCCTGGTCAGTATAAATATACTCGACTAAAATATCCGCTGACAGTTGTATGTATCTTGAAGAATCCAAATTTGCTTCTTATTTTTTGAAGTAAGCAACGAAATCATCCATTGCATCTTTAAAGTCTATTGACGGATTAGCTCCTCCATCAGTATTATCATCTATGATTTTAAAGATATCATTATATGAGAATTTAAAATCAGTTGTCTTTCTTAGAAATTTAACTATGTCCTTTGCAACTTCTTCTATAGTGTCAAAATTTCCACGGTTAAAGCTAACCATTTTGTTTTCAAGTTGGTTAAGCTCTCCCATCTTTAATCTTTTTCATTAAGAGATATAGATTCATCCATACTAATGAATTCTTCCACTTCTTTTTTAATTAACTTCCAAATTTTCTTGGCTGCTGTATCTTTACTAATCATCCTAAACATATCCTCTCCTGGAAATCCTATCCCGTACGGATCACCAACAAAGCCATCTACACTATAGGCAAGTTCGTAAGTCTTACCGTCTTTTTCAACATTAAGATTACCATGCTTAGTTCTACTAAACGTTGCTTTCTCCCTAAGTGCTTTAAATTCTTCGTATTCAAGTAAGTGTTCCATGCTGTATTTTTATCTATTTTTATCTATTTTCCCCATTGTGCCCATTTTGGAGAGTAGTTTAAACCAACTCCAATATACGGACCGTGTGCTATTCCTATTCTATTTATATTCATCAGGTTAAGCATTGCACCATAACCTGCACTTACGCCAACTGAAAACTCTTTTCTAGCTTTCTTTAGTACTTTTGCATTTTCCTTGTCATCCTGAATAACAGCCCCTCGAATTGCAGTGAATGTAACGCCAGGATATTTAGTAGTAACTTGAATTTCTATCTTTCCAGTTTTCTTATCTCGTTTAAGGACAGTTTGGAGGGACATAGACTGTTCTAAGTTAAATATACTTTGGCCAAGATTGATCTTATTTAAAGCAGTATCTATAGCAAAGGGAATCGTTCCAGATAGGTATCTCCAATCAGTTGGACTATACCTAGCACTATCAGAAATTGCAATTAAGCTATCACCTATAATAGCAGCATCAACATAAATAAGAGAATCCCTAACTTCAGTTACAGTATTCGTAATAGTCAGTGGTGGCTTATTCTTTTCAATTTTATAGTCACCTAACAACTTGTTGTAATCTTTGTTAAGTTCAGTAAGCTTTAAATCGTATCCAGAAATTTCACCTATAAGTTCACCATTTTTACCAAGTGTCATTATAACAGAATCTCGCGAAGCTTCCAAGTTATTTACTACTCTTACAGTTTCTTTTTTCTCTGCTTCAACGGCACCTTTCAAAGTACTTACTCTTCCACATGTTATCATAAGCATTATGATGAGTACAGCTATTATACCAGTGCCAACAAGTTGACGATTTTTAGAATCTGCCAACCATGCAAAGATTTTAGGTATGAACATTAAAGGATTCATTCTTCTATGTATTGGGCCAGTTTATTTGGAGTAACTTCTTTCTCGCCATATTCTTCTATGATATGTTTTAAGAAACCTTTTTCTTCGATTTTCATTTCTTCTAATCTTAAGATGAAATTATCTCGCTTCTCAGCTAAACTGTTTATGCTCTTTTGCATTAGATCCAAATTGAATTGAATTTCTTTGTACTCTTTTATGAAATCGTTAAGTTTCTTTTGGTCCTCTGTTGTCATTATTATTTGTGTTAAGTTACTAAATTAAGTTTTACCGAATCTTTGTTCTTTTAAATATAACCTCCACTCGTTACCACTACCTGAAGACCATACTGAAGCACCATCATCTTCAAGCTCTACTGTAAACGTAAGAGTAGCAGGTACAAAAAACGGCATATAGACCGTTGCATCTGCGTATGATGCGTTAAATCCACCATCACTTGCGATTTTTACATCTGCAGCACCTTGTCCATCAATGTCAATAGCAATATTTAAACGTAAAGCACTAGGTGCTTTACTGTAAGATCTATTCGTTCTAAGAATCATCATTCTATCATAATCTACCGCTACACCATTATAGATTGTGCTAAGACTACCTGGAGTAGTCACACCATCTGCAACAACTTGAACATCATCTCCTGTTGATGGGCCTACTTGTTCTCCAATTTGAGCTTTCCCAGTTATGCTTACAATACCGCTTGCTGTTATTTGAACTTCATCGGCTGCTGTAATGTATACATCGTCAGAAGTTGCTGTAATGTGAACCTGGTTGCTTGCAGTTAGAACAATTTTATCTCCTGCTGTAAGATCTACATTGTTAGTAGTTGATGTTATATTAACGTCATTGTCAGCCGTTAGATTGACGTCATTAGCAGGAGATTCTATATTAACATCACCAATAAAAGGACCGGTAGTAATGTTAGTATCTCTACCTGAGTTTAAATTTATGCTATACGCGGAGGTTAAATTTATATCAGTAAGCGTATCGTAAGTCTGTATTGTTATTGGTGAAAGCGGTCCAGTAGTAGAAATTGAAATTGGAGATGTATTACCAGTAGTAAGAGAAACAATCGGTGATTCATCTCCAGTAGTAAGAGAAACAATCGGTGACTTAGCTGCTTCTGTGGTTAGTTTTATGTCTGCCTCAGCATTGTCAGTATCTATAAAAATAGTACCACCACTACCAGAAGTAGTATACATATGAATATCCCCGTTTTTAGTATGAATGTCAATGTCAACATCAGCGAACATGTCAATATCAGCAGCATTAGACCATAAAGTTAAATCTTGTACTGCCGTTATGTCGATGGTCGTATCAGCATCTATTGTAACAGAATTTGCATCAGCATCAATAATTGTATTGGCTTGTATACTAATTCCAGCAGCAGTAGATTGTAAAGTTAAATTTTGTACTGCCGTTATGTCGATGGTCGTAGATGCATCTATGTCGATAGATAGTGCATCAACATCAACTACCCCAGTTGATGCTTGTATGTTAACATCAGCATTAATAGACTGTATGTTTACATCTTGTCCGGCTATTGCATTAATAATATTGCCTGTTCTTAGGTTCATTTGATTAGTGCCCACGAGTGAAATACGTCCACCCTGAGCACTAATAGTACCGGTCTTTGTCGTTGCATTTAGTGGTGTAGCTAATGAACCTAATTCTAAAGATGCGTCAGCACTAGTAGGAATAACCCTTAAAGATATTTTCGGTGTCGTCAACTGTAGAGCTAACCCAGTTTCTACTATAAAATCATCTTGTTCTAGACTCGATCCAAGTGTACTACTACCTCCACCAGTTTGTATTTTTACGTGCTTGTTAGATTGTATAAGCTGGCCTCTTTTTAGAGTAACTAACTTAAGTCCAGTAATTGATCCTAATGTTATTCCAGGATTGGTAGCTGTTTTTGGTACCATTATTTCCAATACATCATCACTAGATATTCCGATATTTGATAATTTTGCAATGTTTACCTGCTCAAAATTTTGCAACGTCTCACCACCATGAAATATAATAGACCTTCCACTTTCATTAAATTGATGTAAGAGCAATGTAACGGATGGCATATATGCTTGTTCAGCAATAGCTTGAGGAACAACACTTTGAGTATTTAATATAGGCCCAAGATATGCCGGAGTTTCTGGAGTTCCACCGAGTATAGTTGCTCTTATTCCTCCATTTGGAACAGTTCCAGAAACTTGCATAGGCTCTGGGTAAATCGTCGTATCTCCAGCTGTACTATATGGTCCAGGGGTTACAGCTCCATATTCTGAGAATTTTCCACCTACACCTGTTGGTCCAATTGGCCCTTCTAAATTTACCACAGTTTGAACCCAACTTAAAGACGCTTCAACGTAAGTCCATACATCTCCATTATCTCCTAGTGTCGTTGAACTCTCTAGATAATTATCTTCGTCCTGTGGGAAAGCCGTAGGTGGGGTTATGTTCGGATTTCCAATCCCTTCGTACCAAATTGAACCTCTTATTCCTCTCCCACCAATAGGACCAGTTGGACCTTGAATACCAGGAGGCCCAGCCGGTCCACCACCATTAAGTAGTAGTTGATCGAAGTTTACATTGATCTTGTCAGTTGCTTGTGAAATAGTATCAGATGCAAGTAACTCTTGAATAGTTATAGCCATTTACCTTACTTTTTAATTAGGACTACGTTAAATCCAAATGATTCTGAATATCCTAACCTTTTGTTATATATTAGGCGGGTATCAAATTGATTTGTATTAAGAATCTTGGATGAGAAATTGTCAGTTAATCTAAGACCAGAGTCAACTTTCTCTAAATCAGTTAACCCAGCAGTTGCATAATCATTAGACTGTTCAGCTCTGTCTGCCTTTTCAAATAATTCAATGCGATCTATTTTGTACAACTTAAGTAGATTTTGCACGATGTATTTTTCAACATCATCATTAAGACTTTCTTCATCACCAAATCCGTATAATGGATTTACATATTTTTCAAATGTAGCTTTAATGCTTGGTGAAAGCTCAGAAATTAGTCTCTTTTGAATAAATAAATACATCTCAATGTTTGCATCTGCCTCTCTTACCATGAAAGTACCGTCAACGAGTGTAGAGTTTATAATAGCTTCCTCGTTAAATTCACTCTGTACAAAAGTTTCAAGATTTATTTCTTGTGGTACATTAAGATACTTACTCCCAAAATATGATTTCTTTTCTGTCATTGATCTTGTACCAATGATGCTTTGAATCTGAGTCTTGTCAATACTCTTTCTGAAATATCCTGGCTCCCAGTTAGACGAGAATACATATGTATCTTTATAGTCTATACCTACTTCATTAATAAGAGGATAAAGACTTAAGAATGCACTGTCCTGAGATAACTCAAGAACACTCGATGAATCTTCTACATTCACCTTATGATAAAACATATTCTTAATCTGTCCAAAGTCAACGTGGTCACTGAAGAACTGAGTGTTTTTATACCTCATAAGATTAAGAACACTTAACTTATAATCTTCATCTGGTATGCCACTTCCACCAGTACTAGTGCTTGTCGATCCTGTAATTGTATCGAAGTCAATTCCAAGATAAGGATCTCTAAAGAATAATAATTCCTTTGAAATAGGTTCGTAATATCCAGAATGTCTTCCTATTGGTGATATTCTAGGTGTTCTCTGTAAACTCAGATCGTATCCTATAACATCAATTAAGTTAAAGATAGTCGGTTTATTTGGATCGGGCAATATTCCTAAGTATACTGGTTTAGTAATGTCGTCTTGTGCTCTTAATTCAACAGAGAATGTTTGAGATACACTACCGTCATCGTCTAATACTTGATTTCCATCTATGTCAATAGTTTCATATATAACTTCAGGATTTCCAAGATTCACACTTCTAAATATTTCTGCAAAAGAAACATCTCCTAACGTTGAAATGTATGCTTCGTATCCACCACCAATAAGCACGTACTCTGCAGATTGTAAGCTTAATTGTGGTATTCCAGAATATGGCAAAGCAATAGGTACATTGTTTCGTGTTATAAAAGCTGCTTCTATTACCGAGTTACTTACTATATTCGTAATTCCACTAATCAAATATACATCAGCACCTATTGTAAATTGAATAGGTGTGTATTGACCATCGAGCCCAATCGTTATGTCATCAGAAAAATTAGTAGGATTTCCAGTCACGTCTGACTGTCCTAAAATTAAACCTCCACCTGAAGAAGCTAGGTTAATTGCACCTCGCATAATACCGTGCTTATAGTCAAAAGAACCATCAGATAATTCTATAACTTCGCACTCGGGATCATACTTAAACTTGCTCTTGAGAGAATATAGTGTTGTACGATCAATAGATTGTCCACCAGCTATGCACTCTTCATCTATATTTACGAAGATCATCATTACGATAGTTTTCCACTTTTCATTCTTAACAAATTTCACCTGAGCTTTAGGCTTATTTATTGCATTTGGTACCATAATAGTAGAGAAACGATAATTGTTGAAGTTACTATTCCGTACATATGAAAGTTTATTAGCATTAAAATTAGCTTTTTGACTCCTAAGCGCTTTTTGTTTTACAATGATCCTAACACCTCTTAAGAAACCTTGAGCAAAGTTTTCACTATCTCCACCTCTTAGCCTACTATACCTCAATTGTCTATCTATAAGAGTGATCTGATTGTTCACATTAAACCTATCTGCGATAAAGTATTCATCAAAGTAATTGTTTGTTACTGATTGAAATGTACCAGGTATATACGGTAAGCCTGTGAACGGATTCGGATCAACTGAGTCTATAGGAGCTGTTTCAAAATAACTCCAGCTATCTTCGATTGCATTAGTTCCAAAGTAAGGTGGAAATTCACATAAATAATACCACTCATGAGAGAATCCTAATGGCTTCTGTCCAAGTTCATATTTAGATGAAGCGAAATTATTCTGTGTGAATGCTTCGCTTAAGTTAAGACGGTATGGATGATTTCTTGTATCTCTTCCATCATTATAATATCCCCATTTATTTATATAAGGAACCACTCTTGATGCTACAGCTTGTGTCTTAATATAGTTTTCCTCTAATCTATCGTACTCTGACGCTATAACAGAATCGAACTCAGCATCAGGTTGTGCTTCTCTTAATAAGCCGATAAGTTCAGTAAATCCACCTCTATCATAAAATTCTCTAATGTTTGGATTAGTTGAAACTCCAGAATATTCAATGG